CTTGACCGCCATCGTTATGCTGCCTGTGCTTCGGCCGCCTCGCCGTCGCGCTTGGTTTCGGCGCCGGCGTCCAGTTGGTCCACCTCACCGCCGCCGGCGTTGTCATCGTCACCATCGGCGTCATCGTCCGGCATCTCCGGCACCTTGGACGGGTCGATGCCAGGATATCGAGTGCTGGGATCGGCCGCGATCCTCGCCCGTTCTTCCTCCGGCGACAGAACACCGCTGTCGACGTGGATCTGCCCGGTCTCGGCATCGAGCTTGCGGATTTCAGCCTCTTCCTTGTCCGTCATCGACCAGAGCGGCTCATACTGGAACGACAGATCAGGATCGACGCGGCCCCAGATGTTGAGCTGCGCCATCGCGAAGATGCGTTTCAGGTTCGGTGTGAAGAACTTCGCCTGAAACGAGTGGATCGTGTCGTAGAAGGCCCTGATCTCCGGTTCCGCAGTCGCGTTCATGCCATGCGGCGAGATGCCGAGCAGCTTGATGAGCGGGATGCGGCTGACCGCGGCCATGTGCTCCTGGGTCTGGGCCTGCAGCGCGTCCAGCGTTCCGAGAGGAGCTGAGACGTTTTCGAACTCCTCGCTTTCCTTGTCGATCATCATCAATCCGCGGTTATCCCGCAGATTGTTGAAGAGATCGGCGCGCGCGAACAGATCATTACCGGACGGCGTCAGCGTCTCGCCGAGGTTGGTTTTCAGCACCATCACCGAAAACGCCTGGATGATGTCGGCGACGCTTTGCCTCGTGTTCAGCCAGTTATCGACATATGGCTTTGCCATTTGCGTCAGCGACAGACCGCCGAACGCGTAGGCCGGCTTGAGGATATCCGGCACCTCCCGGCCAACGAATGGTAGCAGCCGCGACGTGTGCAGCTCACTCGCCATCGCGAACCAGCGCTGCGGATTGTACCAGTCCGGTTTGAGCGGGTTGTTCGAATTGTAAGCCGACGGATAGCACCAGATCGGTTCGACGACAGCCAGACGCTTGATCGATCCCTTGCCGATCTTTTCCTTGCTGATCGAATTGACGCCGTTGCCGATCGGCATCAGCAATTCCTGCCGGTCGTCGGTCTGGCCGGTGTCGATGTAGAGATGTGCGCGGCCGAAGTAGCCGTCGACCTCGCAGATTTGGCAGAACCGTTCCCGGACCTGCAGGCGCTCCATTTCCTCGGTCAGCCTGCCGATCTGCCGGCTCTTGTCGGAATCACCCTTGGCTTCGATGCGGATCCACTTCCGCGTCATCTCGGTTGCGATGGTCTCGACGATGACGCGGTATTCGGGACGCTGCGCCAGCTCGGCAAGATAGGGATATCCGAGGAACGTCACGCCCTCGAAGGCGGCATTCGCTCCCAAGCTGTTCCAGGCCCCGCCGGCCCATGCGGACGCGCCGCTGATGGCCTCGTCGGCGGCCATCCTCGCGCCTTCGGGGATGTGATCCATCAGCGCCACGGGGAATTGCGGCAGCTTGAACGGATTGAGGCGCGGGTAACGCTGTTTTGATAGCGCCAGAACCTCCGGCGAAATCTTAATCGGCTTGCGCTCCGGTGCCGCCGGCTTCGTGTCGATCGAGCCGGCCGTCGTCGGCGACTTCGGTTTCGTGGCGCGTTTGATCGCGGTGCGACGTGGCGCGCGCGATTGATGGGCCAGGAACTCCATTGCGATCTGCGATGCGATCGCCTTGACGAGTTTCTTGCGGCCCTTCTTCACGTCAGCCGCTTCCGCCGATACGCCGGCGCCTGCTGTGACTTCGCGATCACCTCAGGCGAAATCTTCAATGGTGCTCGCGCCGTGAACATCAGGTAGTCGAGCGCCCACACCGCGGCATCGAGCCGGTCGGGCGAACCCTCCAGCATGTATCCGTCGCTCGTCATTGCGCACATCTGATCCTCGAGCACGGCTAGATCGCCGATGTGTGTGATGCGCTTCTGTTCGTAGAGCGCCGCAACCGGTTCGGCCCGGATCACCTTGCCGCGAGAAGCCGTGACCTCGGTGTACGATACCGACTTGTCGACGGTACGGATGACGTGTTCGACCATCGCTCCGCCGAAGTTTCGTTCAGCCACGATCCGGTCGGCCTGGAATTCGTGATAGGCTTTGACGGCGCGCTTGCCCCATCCGTCCGGGGACATCTTGCAGCTGCGGTCGGACAGGATATAGCCACGGCCGTCGACACCCTTTCCCGCAACAATGATGCCGATGGGATCGCCGGCGTCTTCGTCGCCAGCGGTACCGGATGGGTCGATTGACACGACGATGCGCTGCATGTCCGGCAGTTCGACGCGTTTCCGCGCATCGTCGATCATCGCCCGGGTCCACAGGGCGCCCGGTACGTCGTCGAGGATTTCGGCGTTCAATTCCTGCCTGCCCAGCCGCGTCCCGGCGTATCGGTCCTGTATCGAAGCAATGAACGACGGCGGCAGGTTCGCGGCATTCGCCATCGTGCTGCCGCGCGTGACCTTGGTGGGCCCGTCCGCGACCAGCTTGCGAATGAGCGGGATCGGCCGCGGCGTCGTGGTGATGACGGTGCGCGGGTGATCACCAAGCCGCAGGCCGAATTGGAGCTGGTCCCAAGAGTCCTGCGCGTATTGCCATTTCGCAAGCTCATCGCACCACGCCGCATCGTGCTGCGGGCCGCGGAGCTGGTCGGGTTCGGTCGCATTGTAGAGCGTGGCGATCGCGCCGTTGGGCCAGGTCAACCGGCGCTTCGACGGCTCGTAGATCGGCCGGAAATCTTTCGGGTGTACCTGCAGAAGGCCGGAACCTTCGCCGGGGATCTTTCCGTCTCCTACCATCACCTCGCGAGCGTCGGCCGCCGTCTCAGCGATCAGCGCAATCTGCTGATAGCGTCCTCGGCCGAGCGGCGTGGACCCGCAGACATTCTGCCGGACCCATTCGGCGCCGGTACGCGTCTTGCCGTATCCGCGACCGGCGAGGATGAGCCAGTTATTCCAGTTGCTGCCGATAGGTTCGAGCTGATCTGGACGGGCCCAGAAGGGCCAGTCCCAGCGCAGCGCTTCAAGCTGGGCTTCCGACAGCTCCGCCAGAATCTCCAGGCGTTCGCTTTCGGGCAGCAATGCTAGCGATTCGGCTTGCGACAACTGCTCTTGCACTGACATCTCGGGTTTCGATGGGCGCGCCGTCTTTTCCGGTCAGCTCGAGCAGGGATTTGTCCGTCTGTCCGAGCAGGTGCTTCGACAGGTGGATGGTCATGTTGACGGCGCCGGAGCCGGTGCCCTGTGCGTGACGCATCTGCAGACGACGCAGATTCAGCTTGCCCTTGTGCTTGCCGTTCTCGAACGCAAGTCGAAGGTTCTCATCCTTCAGTCGATTGATGATGGTTCGCTTCGTGCAATCGTAGAAGGCAGCAACCTCTTCCAGTGTCGCATGCAGAGCGCCAAGCTTTTCCAAGTCGACCAGGTTCAAAACTACCGGTGGACGCCCGATTTTCTTCGGTTCTTTCTTTCTCGCCATAGCAGAACTGCACTTATCCCAAAGGTTTCAAAAAGAGTAGAAAAGACGGGCACTTGAGAGCATCATCTGAGAATCGACTTCAACTCTCAGAGGGCATCAAATGGCGGTTCTTCAACTCAACGAAGACGGTGTCTCCGTCAAAGGCTGCAGCTTCATCTACGCACCGCGCGGTCAGGCCGGCGAGTACTCGGCGCTGGCCGCAAATCCCTATCGAGGCTGCGGGCACAAATGCGCCTACTGCTACGTGCCGCGCGTAACGAAGCAGGACCGCGGCGAATTCAATGCCGGCGCGGTGGCGCGCGGCGGATATCTCGACCAGCTCCGCAAGGATGCCGTGAAGTACCAGCTTGCCGGCATCACCGAGCAGGTCATGCTGTCGTTCACGTCCGACGTCTACAACCCGACCGACATGACGCTGACGCGGCCGAGCCTCGAGATCATCCAGGAACACGGCCTCGCCATCTGCACGTTGACGAAGGGCGGCACCAGGGCACTCGCCGACATCGATCTGTTCCGGCCTGACCGTGACGCCTTTGCCTCGACGATGACCAGCCTGGACGACCGCTTCTCGCAGAAGTGGGAGAGCGGCGCGGCACTACCTGGCGACCGTATCGCCGCGCTGCGCGCATTCCATGACCGCGGCATTTTCACCTGGGTAAGTCTGGAGCCGACGATTGACGTCGAAGCCAGCCTCTCTATTGTTGACGCAACCTGCGGTTTCGTCGATCTTTATAAGATCGGTCGGGTCAACTACCTGCCGATCACGAAAACAACGGACTGGCGAGAGTATACCCTGCGAATGATCGACAAGCTGCAACGGCTCGGCAATCTCCACTATGTGAAGAAGGATTTGCAGCCGTTCCTTCCGGCCGGCTACCACAACCCGCTGCGCGTTCCGCAGCACCATTGAGAGGCGCGCGTGAGATTATTCTGGCTCACCCTGAGCAAACTGTTCCTGGCGCCGACGCTGCTGCTATCGTCGCTGGCGATCGGTTGTGCTGGACTGATGGACCGCTTTGACGACCTCAGCACCGGCAAGAGGACCGTGGGTGCGGTTGACGTGGCGCTGGCTATCGCGGTGATCGGGCTACCGTTCGTCGGCGGCTACCTGTTGGCGCGCTAACCGCGCCCTTTCAGCACCAGCCCGATATACCGCATGCTGGCGCCGGTGCGCCCCTCGGCCTGCCAGCGCTTCTCAATCGAGCAGTTCATGCGGCGGGCGAGGCCCGCAATGGCCTTGTCGATGACGGCGTCCTGCTTTTTCGACAGCCCAACGATCCCGGTTC